GCATAACCCTAAACTGAAGATAGGTAAGCTTACAATTCAACATGTAAAATTTAAACAAGTTGGAACAGATAAGAACGGGTATCCAATTAATGAACATGTAAACGGAGAGCCTGTAATTGAAGATATTACAATGTATAATCTCCCATATTTAAAAGATGAAGTTGATAGTCTTATAATGTGGTTTAAAGATAATGAAAAATGATAGATCCTCGTGAATTTATAAAGGTTGTTTTTATACAAACAGCAAGTAATAATCCAGAAATTCAGTTTTTTGAATATGAAAAAAGATATTGTGATATTACATTAGATCTTTCTTTGGTAGTAAGTTATTCTAATTACATAAATCAACAAGGTAGGATAGATTCACAAGTTACAGAAGTTGTTGTACAGGGATCAATGATGCCTATTCATATAAAAATAAGTTATAATGAGTTTAATACAATAATGCAACCCTAATGTTAATAAAACTATTTGATATTCAAAATGGAAAAGTTATTCCAACAGAACATTGTTATACATTAAACTTTTTAAAAGATTTAATGGAAGAATACCCTGATACGTATATGAGTATTTATCAGTATTTATTTTATATGTCTTGTCCTAATCCTGATATGAATCCATTCTTTAATTTACCAGAACATGAGAAAGAAGATATTATAGTAGAACAGGTTGGTTTAGAAGAATCAACTGAAGATTCTAAAATAAGATACTCATTGGACATGTGTAGAAAACTCTATGAAACACCAACCTATAGAGCATATGTGGGTATTAAGTCAATGCTTGATAGATTGGCCAGATATATGGAAACAACTCAAATTGAGCATGGACGTGATGGTAATATTAATTCACTTGTAAATGCTGCAGCCAAGTTTGAACAAATTAGGAATTCTTATAAAGGAGCCTTTAGTGATATGAAGGAGGAACAAGAAAGCCAAGTTCGTGGTGGTGCAGGTTTAGCTTATGATCAAATGTAATGACAAACAAAAAAGAAAACTGGGTCTTCTGTTATTGGGATGAACCCATTGATATAAAACCAAATAAAGAAAAGAATGAAAACAAAAATAGTCCCCGTAGGAAAAAAGGTTCTAATAAAGGCTAAAGAAGCAGAAAGAACTATACCTGGTACTAATATTATTATCCCAGATACAGCTTTAGAAAAAGTATATCAGGGATATGTTGTAGCTGTAGGTGCTGAAGTTGAAGAGATTAAATCTGGAGATTTTATTCAATATGCAGATTACTGTGTTCCAACAGAAATGAAACATGATGGTGAAAAACATTTACTTATAAATGCTGGAGATGTTTTTGCTATAATTGAAAGCATTGAATAGTGTTTATAGAAATCCCAACATATGAAGGTGGTCAATGGACTGTAACAAACTTTGAAACAAGGCAAGATTTTTCTGAGTTTATACTATCTATATTTAAAGAACCCGGTCTATATAATTTTAATGAAACAAGCTTTTTATTTAACAAAGAAGCAATTCATTTTAATAAGGAAGGGTTTTACTGCGGTGCACCTTTTAGATCTAGAGATTTTATAGATTATTGGGATGATCAAAAAAATAAATGCCGTGTGGGAGCTATCTATAAAGATGGTTCCCATACTTGGTATTTAACCCGTGATTATTACATGTGGTTAAACTTTCTTCCTATCTATGACAAGGAAGAAAAGAAATATGGTTTTGCTAAAGTACGTGATGCTCAATATCACATGGCTCTTTATGAATTACTAGCAGAACTTAATCATAAACACTCTGCTATTCTAAAGAAACGTCAGATTGCATCTTCTTACTTTCATATGGGTAAGATCATTAACACATACTGGTTTGAAGAAGGTAGTACGTGTAAGATTGGTGCATCATTAAAAGACTATATCAATGATAAAGGTTCTTGGAAGTTTCTTGATGAATACAAGACATTTTTAAATGAGCACACGGCCTGGTATAGACCAAGTAACCCAGAGAAAGTATTGCTATGGCAACAGCAGATTGAAGTTAAAGTTGGTAATAGAAAAACGTCCAGAGGTCTTAAATCTAAGATACAAGGTGCTTCTTTTGAAAAGAATGCAACAACTGGTGTAGGTGGTCCAACAACTTACTTCTTTCATGAAGAGGCTGGTATTGCCCCCAAGATGATGCAGACATATGAGTATTTGCGTCCTGCAATGTCTTCTGGTATGGTAACTACAGGTATGTTTATAGCCGCTGGTTCTGTGGGTGATCTTGATCAGTGTGAACCATTAAAGGAAATGATATTAAATCCTACCTCAAATGATATATATGCTGTAGAAACTAATCTGATGGATGCAGACGGCACTATTGGATTAGCAGGCCTCTTTATACCAGAACAGTGGTCTATGCCTCCTCACATTGACAAGTATGGTAATTCACTTATAGAAGATGCATTAGAAGCAATTAGATTAGAAAGAGTAAAGTGGAAGGCTGATCTAAACCCTGAGCAATATCAACTGCGTATTTCTCAGAAACCAACCAATATTGCAGAAGCTTTTGCTTATAGAAAAGAATCAGTATTTCCTCAAGGTATTATATCTAAACAGCTTAAAAAGATTGAGGATAAAGATTATGCATATGAGCATATAGAACTTGAAAGAGTTCAAGATGGAATTATGGCTAAAAGATCAAACAAGTTACCTATCTCAGAGTTTCCTGTAAACAAGAAAGCTCAAGATAAAACGGGTTGTTTGGTTGTTTGGGAAAGACCTATATCTAATCCAGAGTTTGGTGCTTATTATGCATCCATTGACCCCGTATCTGAAGGTAAAACAACTACATCAGATTCTTTATGTAGTATTTTTGTTTACAAGAATTCTGTAGAGATAACTAGGGAAACTCAAAACGGTCTTGAGCATTTTATTGAACCTGCTAAAATTGTAGCTGCTTGGTGTGGTAGATATGATGATATTAATAAAACACATGAGCAACTGGAATTAATTATAGAATGGTATAATGCTTGGACTCTTGTGGAGAACAACATATCTCTTTTTATACAGCATATGATTGCTAAGAAAAAACAAAAGTATCTAGTTCCTAAACAGCAAATTCTTTTCTTAAAAGACCTAGGAAGTAACAGAACTGTGTATCAAGAATATGGGTGGAAGAATACAGGTACGTTGTTTAAAAGCCACCTTATTTCTTATGCAATTGAATTCTTAAGAGAAGAGATTGACGTGGAGACAGATCAAGATGGAAATGTTTTAAATACAACTCTGGGTATTGAAAGAATACCGGATCCAATGTTACTTAAAGAAATGCTTGCATATTATCCTGGACTTAACGTGGATAGATTGGTAGCTTTTTCAGCATTAGTGGCTTTTTCAAAGATTCAAGAGTCAAATAGAGGATATTTGAAAAGAAGAGAGTCAGAATCAGACAATTCTTTGGATAATTCAAAAAATTTGTATAAATTAAAGTATAGTCCGTTTAAAAATTTAGGACGTGGTAAAACTACTGTTGGAGGTCATAAAATAAAAAGATCTGCATTTAAAAATATTAGATAAATATGAAGGTATTCAATGCAATGCAATTAAAGAACGGTGCCAAAGCTGATAGCGGGTACCCAACCACGTCAAGCCTTACCCAGCCTTTGCAGTTTCTTCCTGCTAAAAAGAAAGATGAAAACTGGGCTGCTTGGAATTTGGACTGGCTGGAATTGCAGGGTATGCAATTCCTTAGACAAAATTCTAGAAAGCTTTTAAAAAACTACAAGCTTGCAAAAGGAATTATTGATAAGAGCGACTACATTGTAGAAGAAGACAATGAGTATAAAGATCTTGTAGATGTTCTTACTAAGGAGGATGAGTCAGCCTTAGAACTTAAATTTTACCCCATTATTCCAAATGTTGTAAACGTACTATCTGGAGAATTCTCTAAAAGATTTTCAAAAGTTCAGTTTAGAGCTGTAGATGATTTGTCTTACAATGAAATGCTAGAGCAAAAAAGAATGATGATTGAAGAGAATCTATTAAGAGATGCTTCAAATAAACTAATGCTCAAGATGATTGAGATGGGTGCTGATCCTAATGATGAGCAATTCCAACAACAGCTAGCACCTGAAAATATTAAAACCCTTCCTGAAATTCAAGACTTCTTCAGTAAAGATTATAGATCACTGGTAGAAGAATGGGCTTCTCATCAATTGAATGTTGATGAAGAACGTTTTAAAATGCAAGAACTAGAAGAGCGTGCATTTAGAGATATGCTTATTACAGACAGAGAGTTCTGGCATTTTAGAATGCTTGAGGATGACTATGAGTTAGAGCTTTGGAATCCTGTACTTACATTCTATCAAAAGTCACCAGATGCCAGATATATATCCCAATCTAATTATGCGGGTAAAATGGATCTAATGACCGTTGCTGATGTAGTTGATAAGTATGGATATCTCATGAATGAAAAGCAATTAGAGTCTTTACAGGAGATCTATCCTGCTAAATCAGGTAGATATCAGGTATCCGGTTATCAAAATGATGGCGCATACTATGATCCTACAAAGTCTCATGAATGGAACACAGGTTCACCAAGCTTGGCTTATAGACAATTTGTAAGTAATTGGAACAGTTCTCCTGAATATGGGGGTGATATCATCAGTTCTATTCTGAACGAGGGAGATGATTTACCTAATTGGGGGGAAGGGTCCTTAATGAGAGTCACCACAGTTTATTGGAAAACTCAACGGAAAGTTGGACACCTTACTAAAATAACAGAAGAAGGGGAGGTAATTCAGGAGATCATTGATGAAACCTTTAAGGTTACAGAAAAACCAATTTATGACACAACCATCTTTAAAAATAAAACTAAAAACAATCTAGTTCAAGGTGAGCATATTGATTGGATTTGGATTAATGAAGTATGGGGTGGTGTTAAGATTGGACCAAACTTACCTGCATTTTGGAAATCAGACGCAAGCAATAATATTAATCCTATTTATTTAGGTATTAATAGAGAAAAACCAGGAAAGATTCCTTTCCAATTTAAAGGTGATAACTCTTTGTATGGTTGCAAGCTTCCTGTAGAAGGACGCGTATTCTCTGACCGCAATACTAGATCTACATCTCTTGTTGATCTAATGAAAGCGTATCAGGTTGGATACAACATGGTTAATAATCAGATTGCAGATATTCTAGTAGATGAACTAGGTACTGTAATTATGTTTGATCAAAACGCATTACCTAGACATTCTATGGGTGAAGATTGGGGTAGAGGAAATTATGCTAAAGCTTTTGTAGCAATGAAAGATTTCCAAATGCTTCCTTTGGACACATCCATTACAAACACAGAGAATGCAACAAACTTTAATCATTATCAGACTCTAAACATGGAGCAAACTAATAGATTAATGTCACGCATTCAGTTAGCTAATTATTTTAAACAACAAGCTTTTGATGCTATTGGTGTTAATCCGCAGAGACTAGGAGCACCAATGGGTAATGAAACGGCAACAGGTGTTACACAGGCTTTAAATCAGTCTTATGCACAAACTGAAATTTACTTTACGCAACACTCAGATCATTTAATGCCAAGAGTACATCAGATGCGTACTGATCTTGCGCAGTTTTATTATAGTACAAATCCTAGTGTAAGATTATCTTATATATCATCTGCTGCAGAAAAAGTAAACTTCCAAATTAACGGTACTGATCTTCTACTAAGGGATTTTAACGTATTTGCTACAACTAAAACAAATCATAGAGCAATTCTTGACCAATTAAAACAATTGGCAATTCAAAATAATACTTCAGGCGCAAGCATCTATGATCTTGGTAATATCATTAAAGCTGATTCTATTGCTGAAGTTTCTGATATCTTAAAAGATGCAGAAAGCAAACAACTGCAATTAAGAGAACAAGAAATGCAGCAGCAAAGAGAAATGCAAGAACAACAGCTTCAAGCTAAAGCTCAAGAGCAGCAAATGAAAATGCAATTTGACGCAGCAGAATCTGAGAAAGAAAGACAAAAAGATCTTCAGGTTGCAGAAATTAGAGCTGCAGGATATGGAGCTATGGTTGATATTAATGAAAACAAAGTATCAGACTATCAAGATGCAATGAAGGAAATGAGAAGAACCAATGAGAGAAGAGAAGACTTTAGCTTTAAGAGAGAGCAGGCTTCTATAAAGAACTCTATGGAGAATTCTAAAATGCAAATTGAAAGAGAAAAATTAGCAGCTCAAAGAGAGGTTGCGGATAAACAACTTCAAATTGCAAGAGAGAATAAGAACAAGTATGATGTTCAAGGTTCTAAGTCTAAGAAAGAAGATAAAAAATAAACCTTCTAAATATATTTACATAAAGAAAAAATATAGATAGCTATATACTGCACAAAATCAAAAACATTAGTTGCATTTTGTAAGTTTAATAGCAAAAATTTTTTTATATTGTATATGTAACTATTAGTAATTACAAAACCAACGATATTATGGCAACAGAAACTAAAACAGTAGAGAGCAAAGTAGCTCAAGTAGATATTGATTTAGATTCTCTTTTTGATGGTGCAGCTGGTGCAGATAGCGTAACAGTCCCAGAAGAAAGTAAACCTAAATCTGTATTTAGCAAACCAACAGTAGATGCGGACTTCTCTTTTACAGAACCAAAAGATTCAGAAGATTCAGAAGATTTAGAAGATTCTAAAGATTCTGAAGATGTTAAAGATGTTGAGGAGTCAACAGAAAATAAAAAGTCTGAAACCAAGGAAAGTGCAGAAGATGTTTTTAAAGCACTTGACGAGGATGAAGATGAAGAGGATGAGAAAAAAGAAACAAGAGGAAGAAAAAAGATTTCTGGAATAAGTGATGTATTTAACAAGCTTATTAAAGAAGACAAGATTGTTCCTTTTGATGATGATAAACCGCTGGAAGAATATTCAGCAAAAGACTGGGAAGAACTCATTGAAGCTAACTTAGAAGAGAGAGCTCATCAGGTTAGAAGAGAGACACCCAAACAGTTCTTTGAAAGTTTACCACAAGAACTCCAGATTGCTGCACGTTACGTGGCTGATGGAGGTACAGATCTGAAAGGTCTATTTTCAACTTTAGCTCAAGCGGAAACAAAGAAAACGCTTGATGTTAAATCTGAAAGAGATCAAGAAATTATTATCAGAGATTACCTTCAAGCTACAGGATACGGAACAGCAGAAGAGATTGCAGAGGAGATTGAAGTTTGGAAAGACTTAGGAAAGCTTGAACAACAAGCCGCTAAGTTCAAACCAAAGTTGGACAAAATGCAAGAAAAGGTTGTTGCACAGAAATTGCAAGAACAAGAAATGCGTAAAAGACAACAAGAACAAGCTTCTCAACAATACATGGAGAACGTATATAATACCCTTAAAGATGGTGCTTTGGGTGATTTAAAAGTTGATAGAAAGACTCAGTCTATGCTATACAACGGTTTAGTTCAACCAAACTATCCTTCTGTAAGTGGTAGAAATACAAACTTGTTAGGTCACTTGCTTGAAAAGTATCAGTTTGTTGAACCAAACTATACACTAATTTCAGAAGCACTGTGGTTGTTATCTGATCCTGATGGATACAAATCCAAGATCATGGAGAAAGGAGCACAAAAGAGTGTAGAGAAAACGGTAAGAAAGCTTAAGACTGAACAAGCAAATGCTGGTGGTTCCTCTCTTGGAGTAGAGCAACGTGAAGAAGATACTAAAACACGCAGCTCTTCAAAAAGAAAGATTCCTAGAAGCAATAACATATTTAAAAGGTTTTAACTAAAAAACAAATAATAATCAATTAATAACAATCAATTATGGCAACTCCTGTTTTAAACAATGGAATTTTCCTAAGAGATACTAGCTACAAAGCAAGTTCTCATGTTGATTCTTATCACCTTACCCAGATGCTT